CCGTCGTAACCATAAAGGTAACCTTCTTTATCCCTCACTTTAGCAGCATCTTCTCTCGTTCCTAGAAACCTCGTAATATCTTTAAATCTACGCATGCCTGTTGGAACCTTACATAGAATAATATCTTGTGAAGACAATCTGGTGTTTTCAAATATACTGTCAGTAGCAATGAAGTCACCTACTGTGGTGAAAAACTCCAAACTTCCTTCAGCAGAAGATCCTTGCTTGAAGAATTTTATAGGTGCTCTAGTAAATGAAGGGTTGCTTTCCACACTCTGTCGTAAAAATTGAACGAAGTGCCTATTGCAAATTGCTATATTATCTCGTATAACAGTTATGCAACCGAGCCTCTTGTATATATCAGATTCAGGTTTTTCTTTAACTGACATTACAAAAACACTATCTTTAACTATAGCATTTGCTATGTTATATCCATTAGGGTCCATTACTTGGCCCATTTCGTGATAAACAGTGTCTTCAATTGCATACTTATAGAGTTTTTTATGACCCTTATTTTTCTTATGGGGTCTCTTCTTACTGCTCTTAGGGGGTACCTCATTTGTAGTGTCGGAGTGTAAGGACAGAAAGTTTTCTTCCTCGTCACTAGACACGTCTTCACGTGAGGTATCTGGTGCCAAATAATTTTTAACGATATTGAAGCACTTGCTAGTGGTGTATAACCCAAAGCCTAATACAATCATACTAACGTTCACATCATTTGATAGGAAATCTAATGCAGATTTCGTAAACCTATAATAAGTTGTTTTAAAAGTTTCAGCAAAGACTGCCCAGTAAGTTTGTAAAGTTTCCAACAAACTAGACGGTCTTTCTGTGGTCGTTTCAACTTCCATTTCCCATACCACATTTCTGTGTTCTGAGATTAAAGCTGTGTCGGAACATTTATCCATAAATAACTCGGGATCTTGTATAATATGTTTGAACGACCCATTACCATAAACACTAGGTATGACAAAGAAAAAACTTTGTTCTATCATCTCCAATGACAGGTGATAACCAGCGCTCTTGAGAAGTTTCTCGTATAGTTCTATGGCTATTTCTAGCTTTTCACTAGCTATGGTCTTTTCCAATTTGTCGGAGTAGTATGCTGTAACGAGTTTATCCGTTTTCTTGCACTGTATCTTAAGGTTGAATTTTGTATCATCCAAATTGTCGTCTTCTAGGTCATCCCAAGAGAAACCCATTTGCGTCTCAAGTCCTGGGATTCTCGCTCGAAGAACCTCTTGAATTTCTAAATTCTTCTGATCACAATACATAAGTTTTCTCTTGTGCAAGTCAACCATTCTACTTATTAAAGTCGAATAACTGACTCTTTCTTTAATAGCCCCACTCCTAGGATCATACAAAACGTAATCAAACAAAAGGTTAGGATCTGTTGAAACAAGACCCAAAGGTCCTTTAGGCAAGTTAGGATTGTTAAAATCTAGTTTGTGTTGATATGGATCCAAATTAATTGTATCCTTAGTGCAAAATTCATCTTTAGGCGTTTGATACACTGCAAAATCAATTCTACGAGAAAACGCTTCTTGATCCCTAAGAGATTCAACAATAGGCACCGGAATATTTGTGGTAGCAACTATCAAATTGCATTTAAAATATGTGTTACCTTTACTGTCGACATCTGCTTTATGCACTCTGTAGGGCCAATCGCCATACATTCTCATAATGTTAGCATGGGCATTGTCAGGATTAAATGGATCGATGAGGAATTGATTGAGGTCGTCGTAAACTATAACTTTAGCATCCGTTGTAAAACCATCCATGTACTTCTCTTCTTCGTATCTGAAGTAAGTCCATCTATTAGAATCAATCAAAACCTCCCTGTACTCAGCATCCGTTAACAGTGCTTTATTCCAGTCAGCTATGATGCGTTCTGTAACTTGTGATTTGAAGTTACCTGGCACACTAGCTATAACTAGTGAAACTGGTTCGACGCGTTTTCCATCGTCCGTGTATGATGCTATTCTAAACTTGTCTAGAATTTTATCCAATCTACCAATTTCTGACCGAATTAAGTCTCTAAGTGTTGTATTATGGTGACTAATAGTCAGCCCACTATAATACTTCTTAAGTCTCTTATTTAGATCAAAAATTTTGTCTCCCTCAGATCGACATACCACCACGCTGTTGTCGAAATATCTTCGAGTGAATGCGTCAACCTCTGTTAAGAGATCTACAACCTCTTTATCGTGCACGTTGCACGTTTTGAGCCATAGTGGTATTTTATCTGATGGTACCAAAGCATCTACTATCCATTGGAGCAGATCTATTATGGTCTCAAACATGTCTCTAAATGACCGTTTGGCCTTAGAGTAGTCCATGGTTTTCTCCCATAAAGATGCTGACACGGGTTTTCTACCTGGGTAGATAAGTGCGTATAATCCAACACACATGGCACCCATAAAATCAACTGCTGGATTAGCCATTTGTGTGACTACTGTTCGTGATTTTGCAAAAAGACCCATCGCGAACTCGCATATTCTCATTATATGTTTTCTGTTGACCAGTATTGCACCCATCAACAACAACATATTTTTCGGAGAAATCAAAGCTACGTCGCACATGTAATCATGTGCTACAGAGGCACATAACACAGCTATTGACCCCATTTGTAAAGGGCTGTAGTCAATAAGTGAGCTAGTCGTCGTGGCAATAGAATCCACCATTGCGCCAGATGCC